CGAATGTCTACTAAACAACTATCTCTAGATTCAACATCATATCCAAATACAAAATGACCTGCCTTAGCAACCTCCTCGGCACAAGGCATGCCAAGTTTACCAAGACCAATAAAACCTATATTCATTCTCTTTCCAAATCAAGTGTTACACAGTGGAATCCACCACTTAAAGTTCTTTGTTGTCTCATTGGTAGCATCGCACATTCTATAGCATGACTCTCAAGCAACTTCCTAGTTGGTTCTTGATTCTCTTCAAGAGCAACTAAATTTGGATTAATACTAAAGAGATTCATATTAGTCCACACTGACATATTATTATACCCCTTATATGATCCAATATCAACTGCATCTGGAGCATAGATAACATCCCATTTTTTAAAAGGTCCAGGTAACTGACTCTTATCCTTTAATCTAGATGGATTAGCAAGTATAAGTCCTTCTCTTAAGAATACTAATGTAGTATCAATATGAGAATATGAATAAACATCTTTAAGTAAATGAACTTCAGCATCACAACCTGCTTCGTCTAATTGATTCTGTAGTAATTCAGAACCCAATACATTACCACTATTAGATACTAAGTATAGAATATTATTATCTGCTCTAAGAATATTGGCAGCATCAAATGCTGGAGTAAATTCATTTAATGCTAAGATGTCTGGATTACCAATACAATCCTCATTATATAATTCGTCACTATAAGAACAAGGTATCTCTACAGTCTCTGGTAGACAATCCTTCATTGATCTCCAATTACCCCTTCTAGTTCTTAAAGGCATTGGTGTTGCTAAGGATAAATTCCTATGAACAAAAACACAATCTCTAGGACAATAATTATAATACTTGGTTGGTTCTCTCTTTGGACGTAATACCTCTACACCTTCACCCTCTAAAAACTTAACAAAAACTTCTAAGTCCTCGTTCGCTTCTTCAATTACCTGCTCTGGAAAAGGTCCAACCTTAATAGGAAGATACTCTTCATCACCATAACCAAATAACTTCTTCTTTGGTTTTACACCAGCATAGTTAATAGTACGAGTATCCTTCTCAACTGGTGGCATAACTGCATAGTCAGCAACACCAACTATAACCTTCTTTAATTTTCCCCATTCATTAGAAGCAAGCATTGTCATAAATTAGAAATTGTCATAAAGTTTATGTTTATTAACATCCTTCTTTCACTAGTAGTTGGTGATCCTGCATGATAATTATTAGAAGGAAATACTATTAATCTTCCTTTCTTTGGACTAACACAATCAACTGGTTCCCATTTATGATTGAATCTATCAATCTCTACATTATCATTTATATCACATTCATTGAACAAATATGTATCACCAGTTGCATCACTAGAATAATATATTGCACTAACACCACCAGTATTAGTACAATCTGTATGTGGTGGATAATGTTTAATATCTTCTGCTCTTGGTGTATGTAATATTGCTCTTGTTCTTACAAGATGATATCCAGGAATCAAATCATCTACAACTGTAGATACTAAACCTATAGTAGCATGATATAATACACTATCAAATATTTGACCATTATTAAAAATGTCACGAATAAATTGTGGATAACCACCACTCTTAGTATCACTAGATGAGGGTAGATTATCCATAGAATCCTGCCAGTTCCAAGGTAGGTCTGGACTAGAAATTAAACTCTCAAGTACATCTTGATATGTTGGAGAGATTATATCATCATAAACTTGAAATTTCATAAAGTAGAAATTACCATATTGTGATCATTGTCTTTACCATACGTAAAGAATTCATCTAAACTAAATTTTTTATGTTCCTTCGCCCACCAATGATAATAAGCATTCCTAGATTTAGTATGGTGTATCCTGTTTATTATAACACTATTTTCTCCACTTGTCAGTTTATCATTGGTAGTAATTAATGGAATAGAATATGTACGACCAGTATGACCTATAAAATAATCAACAGTAGAAGCAGTATTATTAAACTTACTATCACCTATCTTCCCTAAGAATCTCCACTTATCACCAGATGAATGAAGATCCAATATCTTCTCAACATAATCCCTCTGTAATATAACAGGTCCAAAATAACTATGATTTAATTTTGGATGTAAAAAGAAGGGTATAAACTTTGTAGATTCAAATCCAATTTGAAGACAGTCCCAATCATAAGGAACCCTATTCATTAAGTAATCCCAATTAAAATTCCAATACTGAATCAAATTTAAATCATAATCATCTTCCATTAAACACAAGAAAGGATCAGTTGATGTACTCAACCAATCCTTCATAAATTCTAAATGTGTAATAGCATTACCAACAACATAGACTGGAAGATTTTTACACTTACCATCTATCTTATGAGACCACTCACCTACTTTAGATTCAGCATACTTACTTGAAGACACTCTAGTATATTCCAATCTCCATTGTTGGAATTGATCTTCCATATAAACTCTTCTATCACGTCTGTTATCAAGATTGACATAATAGATATGAGGAAAATTTCTTAGTCGTCCTTTATCATACTCAAGCATAATAATTCATAGTCTTCCTAACCATACTAATATCATTACCTTTACCATAAGTAAAGATCTCATCTAAAGAATACTTCTTCGCATCATTAGACCACCAATCATGATATGCAATTTTACACGCTCTAACAATTTTAAACTTCTTAGATTCTCTAGAGAAGAATCTTGGATCATTAGGAAATAAAGGAATACAATAAGTCTTACCATTATGACCTATAAAATAATCAATCGTTCCTGACTTCAATCCAAAATTTAAATTGGCAATCTTACCCGTTAGATCATACTTATCTTCTTTGCAGTGTAATCTAACAATTTTTTTAACATATCTTCTATTCAATAATGATGGTCCAAAAGTACTTGCTGGCATTATCTGATGCAAATAAAAAGGAATATAATGTAAATTCTCAAATCCAAACTGAAAGCAATCCCAATCATATGGGAGTCTTGTCATCATATACTTCCAATCAAAATCCCAATTATATTGCAGAGTAGTTGAACAAAGATCAAAGTCAATACAATCTCTCATGATAACCAATTGATTATCATCTGTTGTCTCTAACCAATTTTTTAAAAACTCAAGAACACTTATAGAATATCCAGCAACACCAACAGGAAGTTTATAGTTAGTCCTATTTACAAGTAGATCCTTCCACTCACTAACATTCTCCTGTGTATACTTAGAAACAGATACTCTCTCATAATCAATATCTAAATTACTTAGACACCGATCCATATGTTCATCTTTAATATCATCCGAGTCTTTATTAAAATAATAGACTTTGGGAATCCCAAATAATTTATCCTTCAATTCCATGATTGTTCATCACCGCTCCATTTTCATAAAGAAAATCATCTCTCTCTTTATGTGCATTGTCTAGTATATATTCATCACTCCACTGGGATATATCTCTCTGCATAAGAATATCATTATCTTTACCATAAGTGAAAAATTCATCAATAGTAAAGTTATCTCTATCCTGTGTCCACCACTCCCAATATGCTTTATAGGATTTTATAAAACTAGGTTTTGGTCTCCAAGCATTAACATCTTCACTTCCTCCATGATCAGTAGTACCAGCAAAATATGGGACTATAGGTATCAAAGGAATAGAATAACAATTACCAGACTGTCCTATAAAATAATCAGGTGATCCTGAGGTTTGATCTAAAGTCTTACCTTCATGTATATTAGAATCTACATTCATATATCTTGCATTAGCAATAGTATAATCAAACTTATACTTACCATTAATATAATGTAGATCTAATAATTTCTCAGCATAATGCCTACTCATTAAAGTTGCACCTAACGAATACTCAGGTCTAGTTGGATGCAAATAAAATGGAATTACATCTGGAGCCTCAAAACCTAATTGAATACTATCCCATCCATAAGGTAATCTCTCCATCATATACTCCCAACTAAAATGCCAGAAGTCTTGAAGTCTTATATCATATTCATCTTCCATCAAAACAATATAAGGTTCACCAGTACCTTTAGTATCCTCTAACCATTTACGTAATAGATCTAAAAGTTGAGATGATGCCCAATTACATTTTAAAGAACTTTGATCAGAATAATCACCAACTAATTGCTTATGAAAATCTTCAGGCATATCTTTTAGAAGAGGTAACTCTATACGAGTAAACTTCCAACCCTGAAGTCTCATATTATATTCTATAAAATGTTTTCTACCATGACGACCTTGTACATTAGTATACAAGACATGAGGCATACCTTTTAATTTATCAGCAAAAGCAAATTTCTTAACAGTCATCTAGTTCTATATCGGTTTAGATAAGGTTCTCCGTAGAGTTTATACATTTCACCACTTATATCATAATGCAAAAACTTGTCTGTGTCTAGTGTCATCTTAGCATCTATAGCATTTCCATAAGTAAAAAAATCATCTAAGGTAAACCTGTCTCTCTCATGTGTCCACCAAAAATAATATGCATTCCTTGCTCTTATATCTCCACCATCACGATAATAATTTTGAATTAAACTATCATCTTCAAAACTTCCAAAGTCTGGATTAATTGATATTAATGGTATGCAATAAGTTCTACCTGGATGAACCATAAAATAATCTACAGTTCCAGATCCAGCAACTGCCTTACCAGAATTCCAAGCAGCATTAGCAACAGTATTTAATAATCTATATCTATCACCATCACAATGAAGATCTATAAGTTTCTCAACATATTCTCTATGAATTAAAATTGGTCCAAAGTCATGTGCTGATTGTATAGGATGAAGAAACATTGGTAATCCTTCTGGATTTTCGTATCCCATATGAAGACAATCCCAATCATATGGAAGTCTCTCCATCAAATAATTCCAATCAAAATGCCACCGTGAGATAATACTTAAATCATAATCATCTTCCATCAATATTAGATGTGGTTCATCTGTCTCCGTATACCACTTCTTTAAAAACTCAAGATGTGATATTGCATTAGCAGCAATAGCAGGTAGCAAAGTATACTCATCAAAATCTACAATTAAATGATTCCATTCATCTATCTTAGATCCCAAGTATTTTGTACCAGATAGTCTAACATGTTCTATATCCCACTTAGTAAACTGCCTCTCCATATACTTCCTTCTATCTGTTCTATTATCCAGATTAAAGTAGTATACCTTAGGCATACCTTCCAACTTATTATCTAAATCCATAAGAGCATCTTTTCTCTAGTCGTATGAACATGATCTGCCTTCATATCAAATGTCACTTCCATCTCCCATTCATATTCTTGCCCATATGTAAACTGATCTTTTAAGGGCCAATTTGATTGTGCCGATGTCCACCAATACTTAATAGATTCTGAGGACAAACGATCTCTATTATTCCTTAAATCAATATCATCAGAATCTAAGAACTTATCGTCAAGTGTAAACAAGGGTAAAGTATATGTAACACCTAGATTAAATAAATTACTCTCAACATTACCATAATCATTAGAAGGAATAGATTTATCTCTACATTTATAATGAAGTCTAAACTTACCATTATCATAATGAAATCTCTTTACCTTCTTAGCAAATAATCTAGTAATCATATAACATCTAGTAGACCTAGAATATCTCTTCCAAGGATGTAGATTCATCCTAATACTCTGAGCAGCAGAGTTAGCAAATAGTTGAATACAATCCCAATTATATGGCAACCTCTGATACATATATTCCCAATTAAATTCCCAATGTCTTGACATATCTAACCTAACGCAATCATCCATTATGATACAAACATCTTCATCGGAAGTATCATACCATTTAACAATAGCATTATAATGATCTAAAGTTATTGCAAGATCCTCTTCACTCAAATAAGAATAATCTGGAGATCCCTGAACAAATTCAGCAAACGCTTTATCTGTATAATCATCTACTAAAATATCATTCCAACTAGCAAAAGGAAGATCTAAAAACTTAGTAGTATATTCTTTCTCATACCTCTCATAATTAACACCATATAAATCAAAATGCTCTAACATCAATTGATTCTGTTTAGAATGATGCTTAGAGTTAAGATATATTATTTTTGGTAATCCTTTTAATTTCATATCTTCGTATCATACTGAGGTAATTGAATAATCATATCATTATGTACACTAGAACCCCAACTTAAAATATCATCAGCAGTAAATCTCTTGCTCTGAGTTTCCCACCACTTTCTAGTACATGTTGTTGCTAGTATATCATATATTTTATTATGATACTGAGCAACTACTTCATCATATACTTCTTCATCTTTATTTGCTTCTTGTCTATTATCTGGTCGTGTTGCTAGTCTTTGGTTTAAAGCAAAAACAGGTAATGTATATGACTTACCAACTTGATATATTAACCAGTCATCACTACTATAACATTCTGGTGGAACAGTAACATCTCTTAGATCATTCTTCAATTTAAATGATCCATCAGGTTGAAGATGTAACTTCTTTAACTTCTCAACAAAGTGTCTGTTAATGAGAATACATGCAGCAGATGAACTCTCACCAATTCTAGGTGATAAGTGCATTCTTATATAATCATTATGACAATAGTATAATTGTACTATATCCCAATCATATGGTAGATTATTATATAAAGTCTTCCAATCAAATGGCCAATGCTCTATTAGATCCAATGCCAAATCATCCTGTATCAAAAGCATATTTTCTGATATACCAGAATCATACCAATCAATAAATGTCCAGAACTCATTCATTACAATTGATGCATCAGATGGAGCAAGAAGCATCAAGTCTAATTTATGACCCCATTCACTTATTTTACTTGTATGAAATCTATTAGCAGATACCCTAGTATAATCTGTGATACCCCACTTACTAAATTCATTCTCAAGGTGTGCCTTCCTCTCAGTTCTATGATCCATATTTAAATAAAATATGGGAGGCAACCCCTTCAGTTTATCATCAAAACTTGTCATATTTAAATACACTCAATCCTGGTAAGTAAGGATAATCCTTGTAAGACCATTCCCTAGTTGGTTTTACCAATGCATCCTGAAATTTATCTATACCTTCTGCTGCTTTTTCTGGAGTCATATAATAATGATAACCCATAACGTCTATATCTTGATCTCTCCAAGGTCTATAAAAATCTCTACCATCACATGACATCTTCTTTAGATAATAATATGCTTTAGGATCATCAGTAAGAATCATACCACCACGTCCTAACGGTAGATGTTTTCTTTGCTGAAAACTTAAACAAAAATATGTACCAGGAATATATGAATCCTTCTTCCATATCACAGCAGCATCAATTATATTTGTTCCAGTAATATAATAATATTCTTTCCATTCAAGATCTTCCCATCTCCATTTAACACCACCTATCTTCTTCATTATCAAAGGTACTGATAGGTAAGTATGAGTAGGAACTTTAACAGTATCATACTTCTCATATCTCATACACAATTCCATTGCATGAGTACATGAGTCCACTGCTATTGCATATGGAGCACCATAAAATTCTGCCAATAAATCTTCAAATTCTTTTATTGCACAATCTCTGGCAACCTGATCATTCAGCGGAACTGTATAACTCATAGTCGGGAGCATAAAATTTATTAAAGGCTTCCATGTCAGGTTCAATGTATGTATGAAATACCTTCTTCGCTAACATAGTACAATTTGGCACAAAATATTTAGAGTCTCTTAAATGACCTATCTCTAGATCTTTATGTTCCCTACCTGGAACACTTCTAAGATAGTTGTTAACCTTATCATTTAAGTGACTGTCTAATTTAAGTAACTTTATCGTACCATTATAATCCGAACATAGTCTTAAAAACAAGTGCTGTGGTGCGGTATGCTCATCAAATACATACTTCTTATTTTTGACTTGTTTAATTACCCATTCAGTAGGTGCTTTATATCTACACATAAACTCATTAAGTCCAGAAATCCATCTACTAACAGGATCTCTAGACATTGAAAAAAATGTATATCCACTCTCAACTAAAAACTTTGCCATAGCATCATAGTCATTCGCTTTAGGAAACTTCTCAAGAGGAATAAAACTCTCTCCTTCCATTAAGAATGCTGATGTTATTGACGTACTACCACACTTATCAACATGTAAATAAACTAACTTACGTTTAACATCTAAGTAACAATTTATAAAACCATCTCTATGAATTGCTTGTCCTGGTAATCCTTTATGCAATTTAAAGGTAAATGTAGAGCAGTACTCAGGATACTCATCAACCAAATAATCAATAACTGCTCTTCTTACCATTTTGGAATCTTCTTATAAGTATCTTGAATCATAGGCATCATATCACCTTCTACTTTATCAATAATGTCATCTATAACATTAACATCTAAATCCATAAATGGTGGGATGATACCAAGTATGCGGAGTAATCCATCTAAAAATAATGCAAGACAAGTAAATCCAAGAATCATACTAATGATTGTTGCTTCTCTATTATGCTTACGCATTGATGCTTCGTCTATTGCTCTTGCTTCTGCTAGAGCATCCGCAATCATTTTATCCACTTCTGCTTTTGTATAGAAGTCTCCAATGATTGGGATATCGTGTCTATCTGGACTCATATCCCTCCTTTAATTACCATACCCTAATTGGTGGATCAGTAGGATGCCACATGCCATCTTCCTCCCAATGATCTGGGACTGGTTCCAATTTAGGATAACGTTTTTTATCTTCTACTAATTCAATAATAACCGCATCCAAGATACGATTAAAAGATCTTGACATCTGACGATATCCAGATCCAACATACATTTGTCCAGCAAAGACAGATACTGTAGCAGCACCCCAGAAAATATAATACCACCTAGATTTAACTTGATGTCTTTGCTTTTTTGTCAATTTGATTTTAGTCATGTGCTGTAATTTGCATAGTATATCTGTTGGTAGATCCAACATTAGCCGCAATATGCGGGGTATCACCTCTCCACATTATATATTCTCCTTTGGTCCAGTTCACTACTGGTTTTGTGTCAACCTCGAAGTAATGTCCTGATTCCCACTCATTTAGGAATACTAATATTCTACAGATTTTTTCTAATTTGTCAAGATTATGCATAGACTTATAACGTGGATAAGTATCCCTATGCTCTGGCATAATCGTTCCTGGTGGCATACAGTAGATAGATGAACAAGCATCTTGTAACTCGTATTTGTTAACAAGATAGTTCTTCACCTTAATACACCAATCAGGAAGTCCTCTATATTCCTCTCTCAATAATCCCGTATAGTTAACGTAAAGATGTCCAATAGACTTCCACTTATCCACTGTCTTATCACATGGAAACTGTCTTCTATCTGGATATTCAATTTCAGATGGATCTCCCATCAACTCTAAAGGTATATTCAAAATTCTATCGACTCCCTATCTCTAGTAAACCAAGTAGCAATAGTATATCTAGTACCACCACGAATTGAAGTAACACCATGTAATATATCACTCGGTAAAAATACTACCTTACCAGTCTCAGGAATACACTCCGTACCATATTCTGGAAAAAATGTATGTCCACCATCATAGTCATCATTCAAATAACATATAGTAGTATAATCCCTCATTGTTAAATGCTCGTCCTTCTCAAGATCATATTCATTATCCCTATGAGGGTCCATAGCATAACTGCTTGTATCCGAAGCACGTATTCCAGAAGGCCACTTAACTACATTTGTATTCTCAGTAAAAATATATTCATCCTCAGGAAATAATTTAGCAATGGTTTGAACCATCATCTGATCAAATATCTTAAATCTTTTTTTAACTTCATATTGATTTACATTAGATATTGCAATAGTCCTACCCAAAAAGAATTCGTCCTGTAAATTATCATAATCTTTAGGAGTATTCTCAAACCAATCTATAACCCATTGGCATATCTCAGGTTCTATAAAATTACGGACTTCATGTATCAAAAGGTAAATCCTCCAAACTTATCCTTAAACTTAGTCTCAGGAGTATCCTCCTTATCATGACCATTATCAACTACACCTTCTTGTGCCTTTTGCTCAACATCATATAATCTCATCTTTGCTCTATCAATACCTACAACAAATCTCTTAAACATTGTAGGATCATTATATCTATTCTTTAATTGCTTTACCATTATCTGATTCATACCTTCCAACTCTTCTGTCGATATAAGTGCAAACATAAAATCAGCAGTAGCAGGAAGGCCAAAAGATTCAGAGGTGTCGGTAAGATCAACGTCACTAGAACCAAATCCGCTACGAGTAGTTTGAGTCGCTGAGATGATAGGAACATTCGCTTCAACAGCGAGACCACGGAGTTCTTCCGCAATCGCTTTGATGTATGAATATGAGTTGACTGTTGAGTTCCCACGGTAACGACTGGAAGCACAGATGTTTAAGTAATCTACAAATATTATATCAGGTCTGAATGACTTCTTCAATGCAAGTTCATTAAGTAATGCTTTGAAATGTCCTGAGTGTGCAGACGCAGTAGGGTATTCTTTAATAATAAGTTGCCCTTGTGTCTTACCCATAAGAGTATCAATCTTCCCTTGGAACATTGGTTTAGGAAGATCTGTTATATCTTGTATGTTGACATTAAGTAGATTAGCGTCAATCCTCTCCGCAATCTTTTCCTCTGCCATTTCCAATGTAATGTAGAGAACATTTTTGCCTTGGAACAACACTGAGCTTGCCACATGACACATGAATAAAGATTTTCCAACACCTGTGCCAGCGAGAGCAATGTTGAGAGTCTTATTCGGTACTCCACCCTTTGTAATCTTGTTAAAGTATTCAAGATCAAATGGGATCTTCTCTTCCTTCTTGTGATAGTACTCATAACGTTCATCAACATTACCAAAGTAATCGTGTCCTATATTATTATCGAAAGAAACAGCCAGAGCGTCAGACAAAATGCTAGGAATAGCATCCCTTCCTTTCTTGTCATCTTGTCCATCTGCAATTCCTATTGATTCCATTAGTGCTAAGTAAATAGCACGTTCCCTACACCACTTCTCAGTAGAATCTAATAACCACTGTTCATCCTGTGGACTATGTTCAAGATTACCAACTAAAACCTGAACGTCTTTAAGCAACTGTTCAGTAAGATCCCTACGATTTGATATCTCAATTAACAGTGCTTCAACAGTTATCTGAGTATCATACTTAGTTATAAATTGAACAACTTCTTCAAAAACTAATTTTTGTCCTTGCTCCTGAAAATAATCAGGCTCAATAAAAGGTATCACCTTTCTAGAGTATTCCTCATTGTAAATGAGATTCTCTAAAATAGTTACTTCAATAGTGTCCATTATCTGCCGTAGCTAAATTCTTCTTTTGCTATAGCATCTAATTTTTCTAATATCTCTTCTGTAAAATAATCTTCAGGATCTTTATAGATTGCTTTGGCATAAACCTTCTTACCATTAATCTCATATCTACCTGCGACATTTTTCCACAACCCTCCTATCTCACCTAGTTCTAATAGACCGTAATAACGATCTAATCCTCTCTCATCAAAATAAAGACGTATATTTACTTCTTTGTTTTCTTTGGAAAGTCTAGACTTGGCTGTCTTAGCTTTAATAATGTTTCCAACAACTTCGCTCTGATCCTTTTCCTTTTTTTTGCTGAGATAAATGATCGTAGACGAGGCGTACTTGAGGCCAGAGCCTCCTCCCATTTCTTTAGTAGGGACGTAACTACCGATAACATCGTATGTGTGATTTGTAACTATAAGGGGTATGTTTGCTTGACCAAGTTTTAATGTTAGCATACGGAATGCTCCCTTAACAAGTTGAGATTTGGTCATGTCTCTGACTTGTTTATCATCTAATGCATCTCTGATTTCTTTTTCAGTAGACAACATTCCTAAAGAGTCTAACACAAACATACAGGGTTTGCGTTCCTCTTCAGATTTTTTTAAGTATATATCAACTGCCTTTAACGCCTTTGATCTAAACTCTTCTATGGTGACTACATTCACCACCACAATCCTATTTAGGTCAATCCCACGAGATTCAAGTAATCCCTTATTAACAGCAGCTTCAGTATCGAAATAGAGACAGTAACCGTCAGGATTATTGTCCAGAAAATTCTTGACAACTGCGAGGGAGAAGAAAGTTTTGCCAGTACTAGACTCGCCAGCAATGGCAGTAATCTTATTCCTAGATACACCGCCAAAAATAGAACCCGAAAGAAGGCTATTAAAGATGTAACTGCCCGTATCAATATATTCTTCTGTGTCGTCGATGTCTCTTGCGAGTTGGGTGTAGTCATCTCCGATTTCTTTTACAATTTCTTTAAGGAAGTCCATCATACACCTCTTTCAATTTTAAATAAATGCTGTGTTTGAAGTCTCTTTTTCTCCAATCCGAATGCTCTTTATGAGTAGCATCAAGAACTTCAAAAAATTCTTCTTTAGTCAAATCAAGTTCAATCTTCATCACTTATCGTGTTTGTGTGCAATTCCAAGTTCATGCATCTTAGCATGTTCTTTAATGGGATCTTTGAGTTCTTCTTTACCTGCTCCTACTGTTAGGTAGAATCCCCATCCAACTAGAAATAGTAACAGGGCAATGATAATGTAAACTAAAACCATAGTGGTAAACTCGATAGCGATATTATACCATCATTTAGTCTAAAAGACCATGCCATATTGCTCCCTGATAATTTTCTTGTAAGGACCACCAGGATTTGCATCTCTAGTCTCCTTTACAATCTTCAACTTCTGATAAAGTGCTGTGTCACCACCCAAGTGCAATGCACTTATAATAGTGGACAACTCTTTGTCATCTACAGGTAATTCCATTTAGGTAAAAAACGCCTCCAGCGTCGCAGTTTTTTCTACATTCCAACCAATCGCATCAAGAATCGCTTTGAGAGGTTCAACAAAAGACTTCTCAAATTGTAGATCGTAATCAACGTAGTTGTTCAATTCAAGTTCCTTAGGGAAGTCTTGAATAAAAGACATCACATTCTCATGTATAGGATTGGGTAATTTTAAATAACAAAATTTAACCTTCTCACCATTACTGATGAATGAGTACTTTTTATCTAACTTATGTTTCTTAACATAATAGTTAAACAGCAAAGCCCCCCGTATATGTATAGGAGTTCCTTTTGCATATATCGAATTTACTGCTCTATACTTCTCAACGTTACTTGCAGATCTTGGAAACGAGATATCTTCTGGTGGAAGATTCTTAAAATCCTTACGAGACTGCTCAATAAAATCAATAACATCATCTTCTGTACCATTCATTATAAGTTTAAGTGCTTCCTTAATTAACTGACGACATGGTGCAGGAGTAGAAGACTTAACTGCTTCAATACCCATCATCTTTAACTTAGCTTCTTCATATCTTACTCCTTCACTATCCCACACATTTAAAATATATCTTTTCTTAGCAGTCCAAATACCACGTTCAGCGATATTCTCTCGCTTCATTTGCATTTTTTGGTCGTAGGCGTTGACATACCTGGCCAATTCTTCGTAAGCACTTTCAATATAAGGTTCAAGTTTAGTTTGACACACCTTGTCAAGGAACCCAACAACGACCTCATTAGTTTTCTCTCGCCCCTTGTATACAGTCTCAACCAAAGGACCCAAGTTGAGATAGATACTATCAGTATCACTAGCAATAACATAATCTACATCCTCTGTTTTCAAAAGTTTATTCATATAGGCATTCATCTTATTCTCTATCCATCGAATAGATACTTGCCCAGATAAAGTAATCGCCTCGGCATTTGCTAATTTAAAATACCTGAAGTACTGATTGCCGATAGCACCATAAGCAGAATTAAGAGAGATCTTTTTCGCCATTTGGATGTTGTTGCATCTTGCAATTTCCTTTTCCAATGCCTCAGTGGGGGTCTTCTCATATGCTTGCTTTGCCTCCAACATTTTTTTCTTGAAGATCACACGATCTCCATACATCTTATCCATTAGTTCAGGAAGGAACCCACGAATATCCTTCCTATATTGTGCTCCATTAGCACAAACAGAATACTCACCGTCAAAGTCACACTCTTTGTTTAGAATCCGTTCAACGCTCGAGCTGGGATGTCTAGTCTCCCTGAGGGTCTCTGGACTGATATTGTATTGCATAATAAGATGAGGATACAGACTATTAAGGTCAAAAGAGACAACCCAATCATAGCGTCCTGGTTTCGGTTCCTTGACATAAGCTCCTGCGTACTTTGCGTCTTTATCTGTTTTTATCTTTGGAGGAATTACTATACCCCTCTTCTTTAGATAGTTATAAATGATTGTATCCCACATACGAACTTGATAAAATACGTCTTCGTAATTCACCTTGGCTTCATATGCCATAGTGAGTGCGAGTTCAATCAACTTCATCTTGCTTTCCAAACGGTCAACAAGTTCTACGTCAATTATATTATACTCTACAAACTTTTTCCACCCATTTGTATAGAAATCTTTAAATGTGTCGAATTCACTATGATCTAACTTCTTCTGTCCAAGTTCTACACTAGCAATATAATCCAACCTATAAGACTCCTGTGCCTTATAAGTAAACTTCTTATAAAGATCAAGATAGTCTAACTGAGATACACCACCTATATCATAAGCAATCTGTTTTCTACCAGCAATAAAGACCTCATCTTCAGTCACCAATCCCCAAGGTGACAATCTCTTCATTAATTTCTCACCAAGAATACGTTCTATCCTACGAACAATATATGGTATATCATAAAGTTTACTATTCCATCCCGTAATAACTTCTGGAGTATTATCCTCTATCATCCACCAATTGATAAAGTCATTTAATAGATCATACTCATTATTGAATTGCTTGTAATATAGATTATCTTGATGAGTTTTAAATGGACCATTACCCCAAGTAATAATCTCTTTAGTAGCATAGTCTTGAATTGATATAAGGAGTATCTCTTCAGAAGCAGATTCTACATCAGGGAATCCTTGCTCGGACTTAACCTCAATATCAATTGTAACTAATTTAATCTTACTAATATCAAACTTCAATTCGTCGTCAGGATATTTCTCTGAGATGTACTGGTATATAAATCTCTCATTACCATATACATCAAATCCTGGTACAGGTTCATACTTCTTTATAAACTCTCTTGTCTCACGTACTGTTCCAGGTTTAACAGGTGCTACCTGCTTACCATCAAGAGTTCTATAGTGGGTCTTCTTTTTAGGTGCTTCAACAAAAAGGGTTGGGTAGAACTTCTCACGGGTTGCGAAGTGTTTACCATCTTCATAACCACGAACAAGGAAGTTATCCCCAACCATTTGAACGTTCGTATAGAACCTCATTACGAGTTCAGACTTTCATATGTATCTTTTATTTTACCAAGAGGTTCACATATAGTCAAGATTTTATCAGAACTAATCATAAATTCTTTCTGATTTGTTAGTTCACCCATCCAAGGTTGCAAGGTAGCATTACCATTTGGTTGAGGAACAATATTATAAGGATTGATTAATTTACAATCAGGTTCTCCTATGTCTGCTCCAACTTCTTCAATTTCAGCAACTACTGTACCTCCAGTATGGAATACAATTAATTGTGGGTTAAGTTCATCTGCCATTTAACTGTCCTCTTCAGGTATTACAATTGTTTTTTCTTGAGTCTCTTCAGTCTCTTTGAGAACATCATTCATATACATTGACGCTAGTTCGTCAACTGGGTCTATAAAAGTAACGATCCAATCCAAAGGTACTGGGAACCTAGTTCCTTTACCTAAAGGAATCCAAGGTGCTAACTTAATATCAAAAGAAGCACCACCACTCTCTTTATTAACAATAGGTTCTGAAGTTTTTACAACACATGGTTTAATAAAGAAGTATCCAACAACCTTATCGTCCAAAAGCATCTCTTCAACCTTTGTAATAATCTGCTCACCAGTTTTTATTACTGCTAGTTTATTTGCCATAATGGTTTATCTTATGATGGTATTATACTGCCAATAAAAAGGGGTGTCAACTGGATTTTGCCAGAACACCCCATTGCGGCGAAGATATTCAGTTTTATTTATAGGAAGTCCTTACGAGCATGATGCTCTGGTACAACTTTACCAAGTGTTACGACCAATAATCCGTCATCAAATCGGACATCTCGTACCTCGGTATCATCTGTGATTGTCCAGACCCTAGAGAAAGACCGCTTGGCCAGTCCTTTATGGACAAAAGTCTCAGCTGTCTCTGTGTCTTCTTTTTGGCCTTCGACAAATAATTTTCCAAACTCCGTGTAGACGTTGACTTCCTTCTTCTTGAATCCCGCAAGTGCGATCTCCAATCTGGATTCGACATTGTTTACTTGAATTAAATTATATGGGGGATAGTTTGATGTGGTTTCGTGTAGATTCATGAACCGATCAAAATAATCGTCCATCCCTATACTGTTCTTCATTATTCTATCGAACAGTACTGGCATATCTGCCGTGTGGAAACGTGTTAGGTTACCCATGATAGTAGCTCCTTTACTAAGCGAGTTTATGTTGTGTGTACCCTTTCGGCGTACACTACTAATTATACTACAACTTAGAAAAACCTAGGTCGGAATACCCCAAATTTTAGTACAGTAATCCGTAATAGATCTATCAGAAGAGAAGAAACCAGACCTTGAAGTGTTGATAACCGCCATGTGATTCCACTTATCACGATCTCTCCATGCATCACGTACACGTTCATGAGCATGTATGTAATCATCAAAGTCTGCACATACGCAGAAGGGATCATGATTCAAAAGGTTATCCATTAATGGATTAAAGACATCTTTATTACCCCCAGTAAAATGTCCACCTTTAATGAGATCAATTACTTCCCAAAGTTCTGGACTCATATAGTGCTTAGGATCATAGTTATTCTTCCATAAGTCTGCAATCTCAGATTCAGTCTTACCAAATAAGAAGAAGTTATCTTCTCCTACAAGTTCACGTATCTCTACATTAGCACCATCAAGTGTTCCTATAGTAAGAGCACCATTCATCATGAACTTCATATTCCCTGTGCCTGATGCTTCCTTACCTGCTGTAGATATCTGTTCGGATAAATCAGCAGCAGGATATACAAGTTCCCCTAACTTAACACTATAGTTTGGTAAGAAGACTACACGCAACTTACCATCCATATCAGGATCAGTATTAATAACCTCTGCAACAGAATTAATAAAATGAATGATATGTTTTGCCATGTAATAACCTGGTGCTGCTTTACCACCAAATATTACTGTGCGAGGAACGAAGTCCTTTCCGTTTTTGATATTAAGATACTGAGAGATAATCTGAAGAACAAGTAAATGTTGTCTCTTATATTCATGTATCCTTTTAACATGCACATCAAACATGCTATTAGGATCAACAGATATACCAAGATTCTTGAAGATATAATCAGCAAGTCTATGTTTACCTATTAGTTTTGCTGTTCCCAACTTCTCTAATAGATCATAGTCAATATTACTTTCTAATTTTTTAAGTTGACCCATATTAGTGATCCAATCAGAACCACAATATTGATCAAGAACTTCAGTTAATGATGGATTGCAAGATGCTATCCAACGACGAGGTGTAACTCCATTAGTTACGTTAGTAAACTTATGAGGCCATAACTCAGAGAACTCTGGCATCAATTGTGTCTTAACTAACTCAGAGTGTAAAGCAGCAACACCATTTACATGATGAGATCCTACAGTAGCAAGATGTGCCATACGAACATACTTGTTATGAGATTCATCAATAATAGATAACTTCTCTTGTATGGATTCATTACCAGGATAATGAAGTCTTACTACCTGTAAGAATCTACGATTAATCTCATAGATAATCTCCATATGGCGAGGAAGAAGATTCTTAAATAATTTAAGATCCCACTTCTCCAATGCCTCTGGTAAAAGAGTATGGTTAGTGTAAGCAATAGACTGAGTAGTTAACTCCCATGCCTGATCCCACTCCATATGATTTACATCTACAAATAATCTCATCAACTCTGCTACAGCAATAGATGGATGAGTATCATTTAATTGAACCTGCCAATATTCAGGAAACTTCTCAATAGGAATACCTCTCCTATTAAGACTATTAAACATATCTTGTAGAGATGCACTAACAAAAAAGAACTGTTGCTTCAGTCTTAATTGCTTACCAGCATCTGTACCATCATTAGGATACAATACCTTAGAGATAGTTTCTGAAGATACACTCTGTTCTACTGAACCAAGATAATCTCCAATATTAAATGCATAGAAGTCAAATGTCTCAGTAGCATCTGCTCTCCATAATCTCAACCTATTGCAAGAGTTAACTCTATATCCTAACTGCAATACATCATATGGTACTGCAACTACTTGTTCATCAGGAACCCAACGTACCCTGTAATGATTATGATCTGAGATATAATTCTCTACCTTACCACCAAATCCTACATGAACTGATTCATCTGGTTGACACAATTCCCAAGGCCATTCTCCATGCAACCAATTATCAGTTATCTCAAGTTGTTGATTCTCTCTTATAATCTGCTTAAAGATACCATACTTATATCTGATACCATAACCAGTAGCAGGTACTTGTAGAGTCGCTAGAGACTCCATATAACATGCAGCAAGACGACCTAAACCACCATTACCAAGTCCAGGTTCCTCTGCTTGTGTAAGTATCTTCTCTATATCTTGATCGTATTCTTTTAATGCTTGCTCTGCTTCATCACGAATCCCTAAGTTAATAAGATTCCTATTAAGTTGAGGACCAATTAAAAACTCTGCTGATAGATATGCTACTTCTTTCTTCGACTTTGGTTTGGTGTCTAACCAATGCGTCATCATCTGATCTCGCACGGCATAACTAAGTGCCATGTAAAAATCGTGTGATGTTGCGATATCTGGACGTTTACCTAATGTATAAAATAGACGTTCTTTGATACCATTATAAAGTAATGACATAATGGTGATACTACTAAAGAGATTATACTCTATTTACTCAGTAGTTTCCACTTTTTTCTTAGAACCGATGTTATATTTTTGTTCCAGGATCCAATCGTTCTTATCTTTGTATGCCAACACCTTAATTTGATTCAAAGGTGCAACATCTACTATAGATTCTGAATTAACTACTGATATGAGACCCCAATCAGAAAGCAAACGAGCGATACGATTCCGACGCTGAACGTCGTTAACAGTAAGGTTAGCGTGTTTCCCATCTAATGCGAATAATTCTTTGAAGTGAGTAATGTAATAGCGACCTTGCTTATGAAGAATGTGGCAAGATTGATATAACTTTTTCTCCTTCCTTGAGGCAACTCCAATACGTGTTAATGTCTCACGTACTTTAAGGAAATCATCTGGTTCGTTAAGCATAACCTCCACCATCATTTCAGGCTTCCAGTTAACTTGTGGTTCAATAGTACTAGTAGTCATGTCATTCCACCAATGTCAAGTCGTTGTTTAATAAAATCGAGTTGTTCTTTAGATAAAATATTCAACGCTTGCATTGCTTTTTCATTACTATATCCATAGTATTGTTTAACAAGGTCAAGGTTACTAATCTTATCTTTTCGCATCCACGGAGAGAATCTCTTCCGTTTCCTCAGACTATTTAGATAAAATTTATATTGCATATCCCTATCTAGAGAAGGATATTTGTTCATTTCATTAGCAAAGAGTATGCAATCTAGGTGTCCAGATAGACATTTGTTAATAATATAGGGAGGATAAGATTTGATCGCATCAGGATCATCGGTTAAATCCTCTTTAGTATGGTTGATAGAATTCAACCAATGCTTCAACTCAATTGTCATTAAAAGACTCCATTATCGCATTTACACTTACGACTCTGGCATTTGGATTTCTTGCAAGAGCAACTTGTCTTGCTTCCTGATAATCTCTAGCATATACATCTTCATTGAAGAGTTTGCCAGCGACATATAATTGAACTCTACATTTCATTTGAAGAACTCCATTAAACTACTTCTTTCATAATTTAGTAAAAGCAACTCTTTACGAGTACTTTGATCACCCATGTAATCTCCTGTAGATCTCATGGTATATGTTAGTTCATATTCTGCTGCATCCCAACCAGCAAATCTATCCTTTACTAACTGAGAATTATTATATGATACTAGTTGGTGAGACTGACATGCCTCACAATCTTCTGCAAATTTATCATGATCGAATGTCTTATGCATTCCACCCTTCTTACCATATAGATTATCTTTAATATCATATGGTGGATCTAAGTATATAAAAGAATCCATTCCATCTTTCAACACCTCTTCATAAGAGTAATTTGTTATAACCCAATTGGATATTAACTCTTTATACTCTGGAAGTTTTTCAATTCCTCTAACTGTAAAGTTGGAGGTACTTGCCTGAGGTGAGAAGGAGGAGGACTCAGTGAGACCAGAAAAAGAGCACTTGTTAATAATGTAAAAATTACAAGCACGAGATAATTCGGATTGATCACTTTCATTTAGTTCCTTCTTTGCTGTCTCAAAAAGTTCTTTTGCTTTGTCTGGTGTATTGTATTCCTCTTTAAGTTCTAACAATCTCTCAGACATAACATCTCCAGATTCCTGAAGTTGCTGCCAAAATGTCGCTAATGGTTTATATAAATCATTTACCCAAATAGGTAAATTATTATACAATTTAGTAACATGTATTGCAAAAGACCCACCCCCAATAAAGGGTTCTCTATATTGCTCGTAGGTTGCCAAATTCGGTAGATACTTCTCCATCTTTATACAAGCACGAGACTTACCACCAGGATACCTGAGAGGTGTTTTAAGAGACTTAAGGGACTTCTTCATAGAATGCTCTCTAAAGATTCTAGAAGTTCATTTGCAGTAATATTCTTTACAGATGGTTTAACATTCTCAGCAAGCATAGTGTAATCACCTGCTTGAAGTTTGAATGTTGCACCTGCTCCATCAAGTTTGGATCTACTCTCCACAATATCCCATGTTGTAACAGCAATACTCATGTTCTTAGTATCAACCAAAAACATATACTCAAAGGTTTTTTCCAAGTTTTGTTTGCTGCGACCAGGCATATTATTTTTCAGGATAACCTGTTTGCATGATCCATTCTTATTAAATAATCCCAAAGAACCTTTCATCTCATAAGGGACTCCATCATTATCAACGAAGTCTTGACCATCTGCATAGTTACCAACATAGGTTAGTTGACCACCAGAATGCTTCTCAAAAGACTTCTCCTGTAGATAAGTCCTAAGAGGACGGAAGGCATTAGTTTTTAGTTCAGGTGTGTTAGTTGCATCAACACATCCAAAAAAACTATTCAAATCACAAAGTTTAATGTCAATCATTAGGGAACAATAATTCCGTCTTGTACAGAATCGGGAGTTACAATTTTACTAAACTGATTAGCATAATGATCTATCAATGCAGGATTGGGATCACCAATATAAACAACATGCTCCTTGCTAAGTGTTATATCCTCAACAGGACTAGCAAGAAGAGGTGTCCAAGATGCGAATCCGATGTTACCATCCTTGGTTGGAACTGCTACGATCCCTCCACGAATTGTAACTGAATCATCAGTCTCTTCTAGTACGTCTGCTACAACATCTTCTGTTGTTACTAAACGGATGACTTTTACATCCATGTCTTTTTTTGTTCTTGCTTCGTTAGTCATTTGAATTTACATTCACACATTAGTTCGGTTAATGCCGCTAAGAGATTAATCTCTTGATCTGCAACAAACGCTATCTGATATTGATACTTTGCAATAATCAGAACTGCGGCAGGTATGCTGCTAGGTTCCAAAGAATCATACATGCAATCGTAGATTCTTCTAAGAATAAGAGCAGGATCATTATCCAAATTCTGAACTACCCATTTACGGACTTCCGTAAAATTCTTACTCTTTAAATGTTTTACTAGATCCTCAGTCTTAACATCCCCAAAGGTTGCAAGAATTGCAGAATCTATCTTTCCACTTACTGAGTATCGTTGACACTCGTTGAGGACTCTTCTCCAGTCTGGGAAGTGTTTGTTGATGAGTTCTGCGAGGACTTTCTTATCAGCTTCAACCCGCTCGTTGTCCAAGATGGTATTAAGTCTGCTGAAGAATTGTCCAGCGATTGCTGGTTTTTGTTTTCCTGCGATTGAGAACTCGATGACGGAGCATCTCGAATGGAGGGGTTCAATGATTTTGTTTTTGTAATTGCAGGTAAAGATGAATCTGCAGTTGTTTGAGAACTCCTCAATAGACGCTCTAAGAAGGAGTTGTACGTCGGAAGTGGTATTGTCTGCCTCGTCGATGATGATGACTTTATGCTTCGACTCGCTCGTAAGAGAGACGGTAGATGCGAAGTTCTTTGCGTTGTTCCGAACAGTGTCGAGAAACCTGCCTTCATCTGATCCATTAATGACATAATAGTCTACTCCTAACTCATTACACAGTGCTTTTGCTACTGTTGTCTTACCACATCCTGCAGGACCAGAAAGAAGTAAATTAGGTACTTCTCCTGCTTCCAAAAATTCAAGAAAAGTCTTCTTGATATTCTGAGGTAAAATACATTCTTCAATTGTCTTAGGTCGATACTTCTCAACCCAAAGGAATTCATCCCTCATAATTTTTCAATCTCACATAATAAGGTGCTAGAACATGAGTGTTGAAGTTTTTATCAACAATACCCCTTTCTAGATTTAACTCTTGGAGTAACCCCCAATCATCAGTATCCCCAATAAGGATCTGAACCCATTCTACACCATCTTCAAGCAATTGGACAGCCTTATCTTGAGATTCTGTCCAATCTTCATATTCTTTTTCAAATACGATGTTCTTAGGATAAGAATCATCTAATCCGCATACTTTGTACATGATTAGGAGGGTTCCAATGACGAATTACACCAGCAGTAATAAAACAGTTAGTAACAAGATAACTGACAAAGATAACGCTGCGAACAGCACATACTGCATTATCATACTTTGCAGTTTTATTATCCGAGAAACTTCCCAAGGCATACTTCCAAATCTCCCATAATTTAATCATTTCATCATTTCCATTATAGCATAATAAACAAATACAAGAGATGCAATACCATCAAGTATCAAAATAATTCCTAAGACTCCAAAACAATTTAACTTAAATGGTGCATACTTTTTCACTTCTCAACTAATCCATCCAAAGAAGGTATCTCTATTAATTCACGATAATCTTCGTGAAGTTCACATCCGATGTAATCTCTATTTAGAGACCTTGCAACTCTAGCAGTTGTACCAGAACCCATAAAAGGATCTAATATTATATCACCTGCTTCACTACCTGCTCTTATACATGGTTCAATAAGATCAGGGGGATAAACTGCAAAGTGTGCTCCCTTATATGGTTTATTAGTTACCGACCATACACTTCGCTTATTCTTTTTAGCGTATGATTTACTAAGACCAGTGTGAGGGTTGAGTCCTGTCCCTTTATTATGATACTTACCGTTTGTCCTGTCCCGTGTTCCCCAATCCTTAGCAGGTTCTTTAATTGCTTCATTATCATAATAATACCTCTTGTTCTTACTTAATAGAAAAATGTATTCATGTGATTTGGTACACCTATCCTTCACACTCTCAGGCATTGGATTAGGTTTATGCCATATTATATCCTGACGTAGATACCAACCATCAGCACGTAATGCAAATGCTAACATCCAAGGGATACCAATTAGATCCTTCTCCTTAAGTCCCTCTAATCTGTTACCTCTCTTTGCACACTTGTCAGGTAAATCTTGTTTAGTCTTACTTACTGTTTGTTTTGGTAATGCTTGTCCTTTACCAGGTCTATAGTTGTAATAACTATCTCCTATATTAACCCACAATGTACCATCATCAGTTAGACAATCCTTTACCAACCTAAACACTTCAACTAAGTTTTGTATAAACTCTTCTGGGGATTGTTCCTGACCTATTTGGTTCTCTTCACCACCATAATCCCTAAGACCATAATAAGGCGGTGACGTTACACACATCCTCGCCTTATCGGTATATGAAGCAAACTGTTTTAATGTCTCTCTACAATCTCCATAGAGGATAGAATTTCTCATTAACCAAAAGATGAATCAGGTTCTAATGCAATAAAGTATGTGAGATCATAGTCCTTACACTTAAACCTAGATAATAGTTTTTGAGATACTACAACATCATAAGTACCAGGAATAATTTTAATATTCTCTACCTTGAAGTTGAACATAAACTTATCTTTAGTCTCACCTACTGTAATAGCAAAATCATTAGAAGTATCATTCTTCTTATCTCTAACAACAACTTTTACTACTCCTGCTTCACCAACAACTGCTAAATCTGGCAACTGATAAATCGCTGCTGCTTTGAGCAAACGATCCAACTGTTGTGTATTCAACTCAAATGATACATCCTCACTAGGAAGATCCAAATTCTTATCTGGAGGTGTGACTATTACACTAGGATCAGCAAAGAAGTATTTGGATCTCATTCTACCTTCTTTGATAACCACATGATTATCATTAGTAAAATCCAAGTCTGGATTCTGATGCAATCCCATACCATTGAGGAATTGATTCAAATCATATATCCCAAAATCTTTTGGGAATTTTTCATTAACTTCTGCTTCCGCAAGAATGTTCTTCATCACACTCATAGTGCGAAGTTTACTACCCTCTTTAAAGAGAATAGATTGATTAATGTTGCTGAAATTCTTAAGTAGATTAACTGTTTTATCAGAAAGTTTCATAACGAGTGTTAGTGTAATCAGGTTCTTTAGTGTTGCCACTGAAGTAATAAAGAAGTAAGCAATAATGCATTGCTTTTAGAATATCCTGTTTTGCAGATCCCTTCTTATCATAGCGACTCAAATACTTAAGTGCATTAGAACGACAGAATGATTCTGCATCACCTACAGAGTGAATAAGATCGAGAGTTTGAGTATCTGAATTCTTATTTGTATAATGTCCTCGATAAGTAGAAGAGACATAATCTTTAAGGTCTGCAATACCTTTATCTTCTTCATACTTTTGAGATTTAAAATCTAGATTTGGTTCTGGTTTTGGAATCTCAAAATTTATAGTATCTGGAGAAGCATAGGGATTACCAGTAATACTGATCTCATCACCCCAATCTGGTGCTGCTCCAAAAGTAACTACATCAGTACCAATACCACTGGTATCAATTTTAATCTCCTCTGCTGCACCAACCATATTCTCTACTTGGAAATCAACTGCACTAGCATAAGGATCGGTTCCACTAAGACTAAAATCAACACCATCCATACTTGCAAATAAATCTTTATCTTTAAATGGATTCTCTGTTAATCCATTTCTATCCCAATCATACCAATACTTAGAATGTTTGGGTTCTGGGCAAGTAAGATCATAGTCCTCACTCTCTAATGAGGTGATCCTATCGGCATCTTTTGCCTTTGGTGGATCATACTCATCAGATTCCTGAGGGGTCACTCTATTCTTCTCATCACTCATAGTAGACATGCTTTTCTCCTAGTATTATATCAAGGATTGATCTTCTTGTCCATCTTCTTCTGATGGTACGAAGTTAGGATCAACTTTATCATAGAGTTCAAGGAATGACTGTTTAGTCTCATCATCGAATCTATTAAGGCATATGTTAACTGCCTTCTCTTTGTTATTAAAGATACTAAACGCTCTAATGATGTGTGTCAAACGACGAGTTGATATAACTTCATCAATACCACCATCATAGAATGTTTTACGGATGATGTCTGCCCAGTCTACAAGACGCTGACAGAAGTCAGAGTGTTGATTAAGGTCATGGTCACCCTTAGATAGTCCAACCTCTATTGCCTTTGCTACAAGGATCTTATATTCAGTTGAAGGTGATGGATACTGTTGCTCAAAAGTTACACAGAATCTCTCTAAGAATGCTTCATTAAGAACATTAGTTCCTATGAATCTACCATCGTCAGATCCCTTACCTTTTGTATTAGCAGTAGCAAGAACATTAAATCCTGGAGCAGGTTTTACAAACTTACCAATCTTCTTAAGGAATACTCCTTTACCTTCTAGGATTGACTGGAGGCACAAGATCTTGTTAGAGGCAAGATCAACTTCATCCAGAAGCAAGATTGCCCCTCTTTGTAGTGCTTCGATAACAGGACCGTTGTGCCAAACAGTGCTGCCATCAATAAGACGGAAACCACCAATGAGATCGTCTTCGTCCGTTTCGACTGTGATGTTGACACGAATTAACTCCCTTCCTAATTGAGCACACGCCTGTTCGACGCTGAATGTTTTACCATTACCAGATAGACCAGTAATGAATGTTGGATAAAATAACTTGGATTGAATAATCTTCTTAACGTCATTAAAGTTTCCAAACTTAACAAAAGTTGAATCCTTCTCTGGGATAAGATTTTGAACTACAGCAGGAACAGCAACAGGAGCAGCAGGTGCTTTGAATGAACGTTCGATGTTCTCAACTGCTTTAGTAGTAACTTCCAAATTCCATTTACCCTTCTCTACTTTATGCTTAAGTAGTTTTTTAGTAACTGTCTGATAACCAATATCATTCATGGCACAGAAGGCACGAATATCAGCAGCAGTAAATTCTGTGCCGTATGTTTTCTTCAAACCATCTTTGATTTGGTCTTCAGTCATTTTAATTTCAAAAGGCATAATGATGTATTTGTTTTGTTATATACATTATATACTCTTACAATATAGAATTCTCCTTCAAGTGTTCCAGTTCTTTAACTGTCTCTGATAGTTTCTGAATTAAGTTATTTGCCTGTGCAGCAGTAATGCTAGGTGGATGACTATGCACACACCTAGCAATCATATCCCATTCTTCTCTTGTTAACATTATGCGATTAACTCCACAAATTCTCCTAAGACTTTTTTATTTAGTTTCTTAGTCTTCAAAGATTTAATAAATGCTCTCTTAATTTGTGCTTTAGTAGCAGAATTTTCAACTTCAAAATCATCGCTTTGTGCGAGAGTAGCAGATGATAAACCAAAGTACTTATTATATCCATCAAGTTCCATAGAGAAACTCTTAGTCTTCTTCCATTGTGCTTTTGCTTTAAGTGCTTCTGGAGAATTCCATCCTAAGTAACGATCAATAAAGTATCCAGAGTCACGAGGAGCAAGAAGTCTAATACCAACAAAGTTAATACCTTGATTATTATCCTTTACATACTCTATAAGAGTGCCTGTAAACTCATTCCATGCATGCTTGATCCTATATGTTCTACCATTCTTACGATTACGTAAATGATCCTTTACTGGATTAATAGAATTGCATCCTAAGTATGGTTTATCTTCCCAATGACGTTCTACTAATTTATGCTTAGGAAGATGATTTGCTTCACCATCAGTAAGGATAACACATTGAACTTTTTGAACACCAGTATCCTTTTTAAACTTTGGAAGGATTTGATTTAGAGCAATAATAGTCTCATTTAAAGGTGTACCAGATAGATTTAATCTTGGTGGAGTAGGATATGAACAATAATTCTTCATTCCATATGCAATCTTCCAGATCTGAATCATCTGCTTCTCAGACTCTTTACTGTTTGATTCACTAGTAAAGAATTCCATTAAAGAGAATCTATCATCTACAGCAAGCAATCCTTCCTTTGGTTCATAATGTTTGATAAGATCATATCCATTATCAGTGACAGTACGATTAAACTCATAAGTAAAAGCATAAACCTTAAAAGGAATACCAACCTTTCTACAGAACCATACAAGATTATATAACTGCTTAAGAGTATCCATTAAGCAACTTGCCATTGAACCTGACCAATCAAGAATGAATACTAGACCATGATTCTTACCATCAGCAAGAGTTGTTACCTTCTTAAATAGATCCTCATTATACTTATAGGTATGAAGTTTAGAACAATCTAAAACTCCAGTCTTAGATACTGTTGCTCTTGCATAAGAGTCTGCTGCCTTCTTACACTCAAATTCCTTTACCAAATAATTAACTTCTTTTTGTGCGGATTTTCTATACCGTTGATATTCCTCTTCAACGTGAGCATAGTCTTGCAATAGATACTCAAATCCTTCATTATAATTTTTCCTATCCTCGTCATGCTGTCTCCAATATTCTTGTATGTAAGTATGAACAGCAACATTTGGATTGATAACAGTATTTAAATTTAAATGAGGTAATTCAATATATTCATTTGGTTGTGCTTGATCATTAACTAAATCTTTGATTGCTTTTGCTAATGCTGTGTCAGTTCTAACTTGAGGTTCTGAATCCTGCTCAGAAGGACCACTTGCATCATTTCCTGTTGCATTATCAGTAGTATCCTCATACTCTGTATCATCTTCACCTAAATCAGGACGACCAGATTTTGGAGTTCCTTCTCCATCAGTATCAGTATCAGCATCCAACTGATCTTCATTATATGATTCAAAGACATCTTCATTCATATCATCACCCTCACTATTATTTCCTTCCATCTTCATCATCGCTTCAAATTCTTCTTCTTCCTTCTTCTGCTGTGCTTCTTGCTCTGCAAGTTCTTGCTTACAGTAGTTGTATAACATCTCTGCTGCATCTTCTGCATCTTCAAAAGTCTCTGAATTAGAAGTTGCATCAACAATCTTTTGCTCTTCCTCATTAAATTTGATACCCATAAAAGGACCAATTTTAAAGTGAAGATTCATTCTATCTGCAAGATTCATCTCATCAATATCAACACCAGCAAGATCAAAGAAGTCATCCTTATATAATTGGTTATAACCACCATAAAATGTTTTAGGAAGACCTTCGTACTTACGCTTCATCAACTTTTCAATACGAGCATCTTCTGTAACATTAATGAATGTCTGAGGAATACCTTTTCTTGGATCTCTATTAGGTGTGAATAGTGCATGTCCTACTTCATGAGCAACCAACATATCATATACATTCTCTTCTGCATCCCACATAGGCAAAGTCAAAACACGAGTATCAACATTAAACATTGCAGTCTCTACTTGTTTATTCTCTATGATCAAATCTTCAGTAGCAAGTAGTTTTGCTAGTTGTCCTTTGATCTCTAGGTTGATTGACTTGTTCATGTGTTTCCTTTATATGTACACATTATAAAACCCCTTCCGTGGGGAAGAGGTCATAAGTAGACGCTTTTTTAATTGTCTACGTCTTTCTCTTGC